ACTCTATTTCGTAATTGATATTTCTATCTTTTAACGATGTCTTTAAATCGGTAGCAGTAGTCTTAACTTCTACCGGCACTCCATCTAAAAGAATCGTCTCGGATAGAAGTAAGTCTTGAATAAGCTCCGAGTAATTCTCTGGAACCCACCCCGTATTTAAACGGATATTTTTTGAGCCATTAATATTAAAGCTCTTTGTCTGTGCTCTTGAAGTATTGTAATCTACCGCATCTGGAAGCAAGTTATAAGTAGTCCCTTGCGTTTGTATGTTAGTAGTTTGAGCCTTAAAGAAAGTTAAAAATTGCCATCCTCCGTAGCGGTTTATAAATTGGCATACAATCGGATTAAACTTAGGCTCGCAAATAGGCATTACATTAATAGTAAACGTATCATCTATATATTCTCCAGTAGGCTTCCAATTAATGGTACAAGTATTACCATTGTTGTATTTTATTGAGCTTGTACGCAATGGCACCTTATATAGCTTTGCTCCATCTCTTGTTATAGTTGTTATAACCTCGTTACGTCCTCTTAAATCTTTGTAGGAAACAGTTAGCGTAGCTGGACTAGAATTATCCGCCCATACGTTTACAAATGGATAATCCGTAATACCTTCTTCATAGCGATACTCTAAAGAAGTGTTAGCTAAAACTAAAGGTTGAGCAGTTGAACCAGTTTGATTATAGCCTCCGCTATAATTAGTATATCCATTAGTAGAATAGTAAGTAGTCGTATCTAATAAAGTATAACTTCCTAAAGATGCTTCTTTATAACGCTTTACTTTTACTAACGCAAGCATAGAATCCGTAGTATCGCTCGGAGTAATAGCCTCAATATATTCTTTTACGTATGGAGCAATATTATAAACGTTCTTTCTATTAGTAGCCGAAGCAATAGACTTAGTAAAAGTATAGGTAGGAGTAGATGGTTCACTATCTGGATTATTCCAAATAAACAATTCTACTCTAGAGCCAAGTTGCGAAGTTTCGTTTATCTCAATAAAGTAAGGACTTCTTGCGTAAATTATCATTTTCTATTTTCTAATTTATAACTAATTAAAGTTTCTATGTCAGCTTTAAAAGCCTTAATTAGCTCTTTGCCTAAGTATCTATTTTTCGCAACCTCAAAAGGCTTAGTAAAAAATAACGAAGGACGAATTCCAGTTTGGTATATGCTTCTAGTAATTATAAAAGCGGTAGATTGATAGCTCAAAAACTTACCGCTCTTTTTATCTCTAAATTGAATACCTCTATTTCGTACCCACTTATCTATGCCTTCCGTTAATCCACCTTCTTTACCTTTACCGCTACCAAATTTAAAAGGACTATTAGGAGCTTTTGCGCTACTCCTCTTGCCTTGTACACCTTGGTCTTGGTAAGCTCCGTAATCTTCCATCGAGAAGTTAATAAGAGAATAATCGTCCTCTTTAAGAACTTCACTTTTAATGCTATTATAAAGCTTGCTAGAGACGTTCTTCCCTCCTTTAGTTAGGTTGCTTCGTGATTGCTGAATTACATAGCTCCTAAACTTCTTAATTAAATCGTCTACATTCTTAAGCTCCATTAGCAAATAGTCATATCGTTCGGAATTATAACGTCAAAAGTAAGTGTCCATCCGGCTACCTTGTTTTCGAATCTATCCGTAAACGGCTCTGCGTTTGGTGCGCTAGCAATTTGTATTAAATCCGAATAAAGTTCTCCTCTAATTAAGCTAGATGTAAGCCTTGAGGCTAAAGCTAATTGAGTATTTAAAACGTCTTGCTCATTATCGTTGCTATCCCATACGTCAGTAATTAACTCTTTACTCTCATCTACAATATCCATAAATAGAACCGATATATTAAGCGATGAATTATTCTCCGCTAACTGGGCGTTATTTACAATAATATGCGCTAAAGGAAAAATAGTTTGCTTATTCAAGTCTACCTTAAATATATCACCGATAGTTACCGTGTTGATAAAATCGGTGTTTTTTAAGTAATCCTTAATCGCATTAACTACGTAATAATATCCGTTCATTATTTTTGACTTTTAATCATTTTTAATTCTAAGTTGTTCTTTTGCTTTTCGAATGTTAAGAACATTAAGCACTGGTGTAGGGGAAGTTTTGAAATTTCATTAAATCTTCTAACGTCTCCCTGAGAAAGAGCATAGAGTGAACTATACCATCCCCATCGTTTGCCAAATTGTGCTTGCTCGCTATACCCATTTTCGTCTGATTCTCCTCCAAATAGGTCACCGTACTTTTCAATAATTCGTTGCCTAAATGATAAAAAAAAACCACCGAACCTAAAACAACATCAAGAGGAGCGTGTCGCATAACGTCAGCATAAGTTATAGAACCTTTGTATTCCTCTATCTGGTATCTATCTCCCATCTTATTTGTAATGGGTCTATATAACACAGCCATAGCCTTGTGCATCTCATCCCAATCGGTAATATAGCTATCTAAGTCTACATATTCCCCTTGAGTCATATCGTCAAGGTTTGGAATAAATCCGAACTCAGCTCCACCTAACTTAAATCGAGTAATTAGCTTGTGATTCTTATTAAATAACTCACCTAAATTACTTGTTATGGTAGTTACATCCTTCCGTTTTATACTTGCAACATCTTTTAAATCAATGCCACAAAATATCTGCACCATCTTTTGATGCAAGAATTCGCTTTCTTCGTTTTCCTTAGCAATCTTGAGAAACTTTTGATATTGTAATAGCTTAATTTCTTTTAGTTGCGTAGGAATATTTAATTCTAGCTTCATAATGTATAAACGTTATTTGTTGTTTTTTGTATTAGTAGACGAAATACTTTCCACTATTGGGATTAGATAGCTGATAGAAGACGTTATAACGTATGGCATCGATGGCATGGTTAAAGTTATCGACCACAAGCCCAGACTTCTTATCGGAGTATATGTAGTTATTAAGTTCTTTTCCAATGTTTTGTGAGTTAGGTTCTATAATTAATTCGTAGTCTTGCATGAGTGCTAGTCCTGCGGTAATACTACCAGCTCCCTTTTCGGTTGCTATAATGTTACACCCTTGTGATTGAAGTTCGGCAATAAGTCTAGGCTCGGCACTATCTGCAACTATTAAGCCTTTACCACAAACACGCTTGTTAATTTGCCCTATCTCGCTTGTAGTTAGCTTAGGCTTATACAAATGCTCCTTAACATAGATGCACTTCTTATTTTTATCTATGGCTACCTCTACTAGCGTAGTCGGGTCTATCGAGAATCCAAAGTCTTGACCAAAAGAGGTTTGTAAATTGTCTGGGTTAAAGTCTCCGAATCTCCAGTTAGTAAATACTACACCTTCTGCTTTGTCTAACCACCCTCCTAAAATCGTATGCTCATACTTGCGTTTATTGGTCTTCTCTAATAGCTCGATTTGATTAAGGAACGATTCGCTTAGATAATCTATGTTATCCTTGTAGGTAGTATGAATGTAGGTCGTATCTCCTTTAGTAAGTGACGTACCTTCTTGAACTCCCTTCTCCTCAAAGAATCGATTATAAATAAAATGCTCTTTTGTGGTAGGGTTTAAAATAAGGATAACTCGGTTTTGCCTATAACTATTACGAATTGAAAAGTCAATCTTATCGAATACGTCCTCGTCTACTAATTCCTCCGCCTCGTCAAGCACGAACGTAGTCACACCCGATAAAGACTTCAAGTTTGCGGTTTGCGTTCCGCTAGATGTCTTAATTCCCTTAAATAGAATCTTTGAATTTGTGCGAGTGTTAATAATCTCGTCTTTGGTAATGTAGAAGTCGGCTTCTAGCCCCGCCATCTCAATCTTTTCCACAAACTCTGGAATAATTGACACGTGAGCCGAGACTAATGTATAGCGAGTAAATAGTATAACGTGTCCTACTTCGTACGTTAAAAGCAAAAGAAATGAGTTTAGGGCAAATGATTTACCCGAACCCCTTCCACCAGTTATTACAAAGTAACGGCTATCGTTTTTAAATAGCGGAACGTATTTACTATTTAGTTCTATCACTTGAATTTAACAATATCCTTAATGTCGAAATCGTTAATCGTATGCGTAGTGTTTTGGTCTACCACTTGCTTAGGCATACCGAATTGGTATTGAAAGAATAGCTTAACCGCCCAGTCTTTATGGTCTTCTAGTGCTTGTGCTAATACCGCAAAAGCTTTAGGCTCTAATGGTGTTAGCTTCTCTACTAAGGATTGCTCCTCAGCCTTAGACTTACGGCCAGCTCCTTCTCTAGCTCCTCCTCTTTTATCTACTTTTTCCATATATAATTTAAAAAGACCTATACTCAGTTCTTATGGTATGAGCATAAGTCGTTATTTAAAATTTTATCGCTTTAGCATCTGTATTCTCTCGAATCTTATTCACTTCGTTTTCGTTATTATCGTAGTGAGTATCGATTCCAAGTCGTTTAATCGTCTTCCATTTAAGCTCTCCATTTGTAAAATGAACTCTGCTTTTAGGAATGCCTAATTCATCTGCTACCTTGTAAACTTCCTCGCTTGCCGTTTCTTGTCTTCTAGTAACTATGTAAACGGTCTTACCTTCGCTTATTAACCTCTTTGCAATGTCTTGCCCTCTTTTAGTGCTAAGCGTGTCATCGAAATCAAAAGACACCTTATTACCATCCGCTGCAAGGCTACCACTTGAGATAATAGCGACATAGACTTCTTGTGCTTTTTCTTTAGTTTCATATTGACAAAGTCCGGAGCCTATCCTCCATTTACCATTTGTGCATTTAATTACCGGCATTTTCTTCTTCGAATACGTTATAAACTTGTCTAATTTGTCCAATGTAATCACGCCAGCACGAAGCACAAGACGAAGATTCTAGGCGAATATCAAATACTCTATAATATATGTCCGTTAAATCCCATTGCACCTTTGGGGTGATTGAGTTTTGAGGCTTAGAGAAAAATTCTTTTAAGTATTCATAATCCTCTTGAATTAAACACTTAGGCTTACGATAAGACCAAAGCTTATTTAACTTCTCCTTGCGCTCATCGCAACCACAATCCCAATCGAGTGCCTTAGAAAGTAACTCTACACCTTTCTTAATTCCGGTAACCGTTGTAAACGCTTCGATAGTATCACCCAATCCTTGAGCGTTCTCAAATGTAGCCTCTTGTTTAGGCTCTACAATAATCTTTCTTTTAACTGGTCGTTTTCCCATTCTTTTAAACGTTGTTTACATTTCTTAATAGTATTGTATACACTTGTAAATTTAATCTTGGTCTCCCTAGATATTTTTCTCATTGAGATATTGTTATTAACCCAAAGCATGAATAGCTTTTTGTCATACCAATGCCAAGTATCAATAAACTCTAAATATGGTTGCGCTAGCTCGGATGCAATATCGTTGCTATCGTCTTCCCTTAATAAATACTCTATGTCCTTTGTTATCTCTACCTTAATTACCTTCTTAGAATGCAAATCCATTGTAAGGCTTCTAAGCGTGTAATAAAAGTAGGCTTCATTTACTTCCTTGTTGAGCTTCATTACCTTTATGTAAGCCTCTTGTACAACATCCTCAGCGTAATTGACTTCTCCAAACTTTTTAACCATTGAGACCCAATGCTTGTGTCTCGAGAAGATATGCTCCATTAAAGTAGATAAATGTTTTCGGCTACCAATTTCCAATAAATCTTATCGTCAATCTTAGGCTTTGTTTCCCCTATTAGTTCGCATATCCAAAGCGATAACTCCTTAGCTAGGTTCTTATTACCAGTGAAGTAAAAAGCGTTGTTCAAAATGGATTTAGCTCTTTCGTCAGGTTTCATTTCTTTTTCGATTCTTGAACTATCATATAGCTCATATAAATAATAAAAGCTACTTCGGCGATTCCTACCCAAATAGCTTGTAAGATTAGTCTATCCATTGAATTTCTTTAGCTCGTTGTTGAGATACCAGATGGCTTTTTCAAGGTCTTGCTTCTTATTGCCTTTCTTATCCGCTCTTAAAATGTACTTGATTGCGTTACCTAGTGAGAAGTTCAAGTCGAAAGCTTCAATAATATCTATTACTTCTATTCCGTTCCCTTGATAG